GAAGCAGCTGAAGGAGGCTGATGCTATTGATGTGCCCGAGGACGCTGAATTTGATGAGTTCCTGAGCCCTGAGCAGATTGCTCTACGGGAGAAGGAAAAGGCCGCGCAGCTGGTAATTGACGCCGCTGTAAACGATGAACTGGAGGATGAGGAATAAATGAACGTCCAGATCCCTGCCCAAGGATGGGTGCCGCGGAGTTATCAGCTCCCTTTTACCAAGTACATGTGTCAGGACAAGAAGGGTCTGCGGGCCGTTGTTGCATGGCATCGTCGTGCGGGCAAAGATTTGACGTCCATCAATATCATGGCGATCAAGGCGCTCCAGCGTAAGGGGCTATATCTCTACATTGGTCCGTTCAACAATCAGATCAGGCGGATCATCTGGCAGGGGCAGGACGGGGATGGGCGTAAGTTCATTGACTTCATTCCGCGTGAGCTGGTTGTGCGTAAGAGTGAGCAGGAGATGTCGATCACCCTCAGCAACGGGAGCATCATCCAGTTGCTGGGCGGGGACAATCCTGATAAGCTGGTGGGTATCAATCCTGTGGGCATTGTGTTCTCGGAGTTCAGCCTGTGTGACAAGGCAGCATGGACCCTGACCAATCCGATCCTTGCGGAGAATGGCGGCTGGGCCCTGTTCAACGGGACGCCGCGTGGCCAGAACCATTTCTATGATTTGCTCAACCGTGCCAATGCGGACAAGAACTGGTTTGCCAGTCACCTTGGGGCATTGGACACAAAGGCCATTAGTCCTGATGATCTGCGCCGTGCGCGGAAGGAGGGGGACAACGAGGCCAAGTTCCAGTCGGAGTTCATGTGCTCGTTCCATACGCCCATTGAGGGAGCCTACTACGGCCCGATTATGAGCCGTCTGTATGCCAAGGAGCAGATCGTCCCGAACATTCCAGTGGAGCCCTCTCTCCCCGTCCATACGGCATGGGATCTGGGCATGGATGATTCCACCAGTGTGTGGTTCTTCCAGATGTTCGGTAGGGAGCTGCGAATCGTGAACTATCTGGAGAACTCGGGGGAGGGCTTGCCGTACTATGCGCGTGAGCTGGACCGCTGGGCCATCTTGAATGACGCGAGCTACGGGAAGCATTACGCACCGCATGATATTGCTGTGCGTGAGATGGGAACGGGGCGTTCCCGATTGGAGACTGCGCGGAAGCTGGGTCTCAGGTTCACCAAGGTGAAGAGGATGAGTGTGCAGGACGGGATCGAGGCGGTCCGCACGGTCCTGCCGACCTGCTGGTTTGCAGAGGATACCTGTCACATGGGCATTGAGCACTTGAAAAGTTATCATAAGGAGTATGACAGCTCCAAGAATGTCTTCAAGAAGTCCCCCGTCCACGATGCCGCCTCGCACGGGGCGGACGCCTTCCGTACCTTGGCCTGTGGTCTCAAGCAGACCAAGGGTGAGAACGATGCATCTACTAGGAAGAACGCTCAGTACAAGGAGGTGGACGTATCTCTATAACCCAAAAGATCGCCCCGCCCAAGGATCTGACGCCCATGGACCGAGCTGTGATTCTGTATCACAGCTTCGGGGAGGACTTCGTCGAGCTATTGGACCACTATATCAGTTTCTTCCCCGAGGCGAAGCGCTACACGTTCTTTGGCCCAGGGTATATCTTGCTGGTGCATGAGGAGACGAGGTGGGACCCCTGCTCCCATGATCCGCGGAAGCGGGAGCCTTATTGGTATGTGGTGTATGCAAGCTCCACGGACGAGGATGCGGGGTCTTTATTTGCACGTTTGATGCCTTATCCGCTTGACTACGTCGGCTTTTCCCGCCATGCAAAGGATACGAAACGGGCAATGCGTTTGTTGCCCACCGCGAGACTGCTTAAACTACTGAATCGTCATGGGCTCAAAACCAAAGAAACCGAAACCGCCTCCTCCACCACCGCCCCCACCACCGCCTCCAGCTCCAGTGGCCCGCCAGCCGATCAAGCAGGCGAAGAAAGCCGCAGCTGTGGTGAATCCGACTCAGGTCCAACGGACCAAGAAGACAACGCCTGTCACGGACACCCGTGATAAGAAGAAGAAATCTCTAGGAAGTGGCATCTAACTTTACAATGACCCCTGAGCGACTCCGTCTAGCCGAAAGGCTGGAGGAGTTGCGCATGCTGCGCTCGGGAATCCAGCCTACGCTTGAGTCAATTCAGCGCTTAGTTCGTCCGAACGGCGCGAATTTCGACAATTCAACGAAGCAGGCTGGGACCTCGCAGGATGACGGGTCGAAGTATAAGTTTGATGATACGGCGGTCTGGGCGAACCAGATGTTCGCCAACGGTATGTGTAGCTACCTGATGCCGAAATCTACACGGTGGGCATATTTGAAGCCCTCGGGGCGTCCGAGCTCTGAGCTTAGTGACGAGGAGCTGATCTATCTGGAGCAGGTCTCCGACATGATCAGCCACAGTTTCTCGATCCCTAAGACAGGGTTCTACGAAGCGGGGCATGAGGTCTACATGGACCAAGGTTCCTACGGGACTGCGATCATGTATAACCAGCGCTCTGCGAAAGGTTCGCAGTATAAGGCGATTCCGCTATCCATGGGTCTGTTCGATACGAACGACGATGGTGACGTGGATACGATGTACTACATCAAGAACCTGCGCACCAAGGCCATGATCCAAGCGTTCCCTGACATTGTGAACAGCGAAGGATTTGATCCGAGCCAAGGGGATCGCAGCTACAAGCTGGTGTATTCCGTTGAACGCTCACAGGACGTCCGCGCCAAGCAGGGCGGAACCATTGGGGCAAGCAAGCCCTACCAATTTACATACTGGTGTGAAGAGCTGAAGGAGATCCTACGCTCAGGCACACTTAGCTATTTTCCGTTCATTGTACCTCGCTGGGCGAAACTTCCTGGCGAGGTCTTCGGACGATCCCCTGCGATGACGTGCCTTAGCACGATCCAGATGGTGAACAAGATGCGCAAGGAGCTCATTAAGAGTGCCGAGATCGCAAATGCTCCACCACTGTCCGCAGAGGAAGACACAATCATGCTTCCCTTCAGCTACGGCAGCCGTCAGATGATTTGGCGCGAGGCAGGGGCACCTGCCCCTGAACCTGTCCTATCGGGCAGCCAGCCGAACCTCACGCAGGAGATGATCAATCAGGACCGCGACACTATTGTGAAGGCGTTCTTCGTGGATCAGATCATCCGTGACCAGAAGAAGGAGCGGCAGACTATTTTAGAGATTCAGGACGAACGTGGTCAGATGCTCCAGCAGCTCGGACCTCTCCTGTCTCGTCAAGAGAACGAGTTCTTGGCCCCGTGTATCGAGGCGCAGTTCGACTTCTTGGACAAGGGCAACAAGCTCCCTCCTGTCCCTGATTCTCTTCAGGGTCATGATATGGAGATCGTTTATACGAGCCCTGCTGCACAGGCGCAATATTCCACAGGCATGTCGAACATCTCGGCCATGCTTGGAGATATCATTCCGCTGGCACAGGCCAAGCCTGAGATCATGGACAATATTGACGATAATGAGCTCTTTGCGGAGATCGCCCGTCTACGTAATGTAACGCGCCGTATCGTTCGTCCAAAGGATGATGTGAACGGCATGCGCGAGGAACGTGCTGAAGCTGAACAACAGCAGCAGACAATGGACAATATCCCTGGAATGGCTGGAGCAGCCAAGGACGTAGCCGATGCCAAGGCGACCGATCCTGAAGGCATTGGCGCTATGCTTCAGATGTAATGGGGAAGATCACGAACACACTCGACCGACTCAAGAAACGCCGCCAGATGCGGGACGACCTCCAGACAATTCTGGAGACCCCTCACGGTGAGCGCTTCTTCAAGCAATTTCTCAAGGACTGTGGAGTGACCCGTTCGCGGTTTAGTCATGACCCCTATGAGATCACGGCAGCGGAGGCGACACGTCGCCTCGCTATGTCATACCTACACCTGCTGGGGAAAGAAGATCCGCAGCACCTAATTAACATCATCGAAGAGGACCAATAACATGCTACTACGACCACATACAATTTTACGCGAAGAGGAAGGCGGAGGAGAACCTGCACCTACTGGAGGTATTGGTGGCGGGGGGACCCCCGCTTCCGCTCCAGCTTCGCCCACTGGAACAATGGACTTCGGTTCCGAGGATACCTTCAAGGCATTCGTCGGATCGCTGCCCGAGGAGCAACGGGAGCTTGGCATCTTCAGAGACACCAAGAACTTCAGTTCACTGGTGGATCAGACGCTCAACGCGCAGTCCGCTCTCGGTAAGAAACGCCTCGAAGCACCTAATGAGAACTGGGGTGATGAGGACTGGACGAACTTCTACTCAAATGTCCGCCCAGAGACCGCTGACGCATATACCTTTGCTGAGTCTTATGACGTAGCCCAAGGGGAGGAGACAGTGGCCCATAAGCTCTCGGAGACAGACGTCACTGAGCTACGCTCCGTAGCCGACCAGCTGAACCTTTCAACACAGCAGGCCAATAAGCTTGGTGAGTTGTGGGCGGGCAAGACCGTCGGTGCCAACGGCGATCTGGAAGGCCAGATCAAGGAGTCTGTCACCGCGCAGCAGCGCCAGCTCCAGAACGAGTGGGCAGACAACTACGAGCTCAACCATAAGTCGGCCAATGAAGCTTTCGAGATTCTGGCCGATAAGGTGCCTGAGCTACGTGACCTCGTCCAATGGTCTCCTATCGTGGAGAACCATCCTGGAATCATGAAGCTGTTCCATACCCTTGCACCACTGGTTCAAGATGCTGGAATGGTATCAGGTGGAAATGGCGGAGGTTTCAGCGGGGACACTGTTGCAGGTATTCAAGCCCAGATTAAGGACTTCGATATGCAGCACAGCGAGGTCATCATGTCTGATCCAGGAGGTCTCTCCATCGCGGACAAACTCAAACGTGAAGACCTTCTGAAGCAGCGTACCGCGCTTTACCAGAAAAAATACGCTTTGTAGTTATCTACGGTTGACTCCGTAACATATTTAGGGCTGTCTCCTCTATAGAGACAGCCCTTTTTGGGTCTCTGGAAAGCTGTAATCAGCCGCTGGTAGCGTAAGACTAGAAGAGTCCGAAAGGGCAGCTCCTCGAAACTCAAACTTCGCAGAGCACGAAGCTCTCCGAGCAACAACTTCTATTTATACATATTATGAACCCAGGAACTCCAGAATCCATCGAAACCAGTTTTGTGAATCAGTTTCGCGAAGGTTTCCAGCTCGGTTTTGAACAAACCGAGTCCAAACTCGACCCGTTGGTCGAACATGAATCGCAAGCCAGTGAATACCAGTATTGGGATCGCATTGGCGAGGCGGAAGAAATGCAGGAGGATAACACTCGTTACTCCGATAACCCTGTATCCGAAATCCCACACGACAGACGTCGTATCGGACTGAAGTCTTACGACATCGGTAAGATCGTGGATGAGAAGGATCTCATGCGTGTCATCACTGACCCGAAGAATCCTTACTCCATGAAGATGCTCGCGTCAGGTAAGCGTAAACGTGACGACATCATCAACGAAGGCTACTACGCTCCCGCGTACACAGGCAAGTCTGGTGACACTGTCATCAACTACTGCGTGGCTCCTACAGACCTCGACAGTTCTACGATCACCGTCGGTGAAGTCAGCAACGGCTCCTCGAACAAGATCACAGCTACAGGCGGGCGCTATACGCTCAAGTCGGGTCAGTATGAAGGCGTGTCTGTTGGTTCCAACTTCACTCTCGGTGAAGCTGCAACAGGACTTGGTCTCACAATCGACAAGCTCAAGGCGCTTCGCACTACAATGCTCCGTCTTGAGGCAATCGACGAGAACACCAAGCTCGACTGTGTGATGACTTCCCACCAGTGGGAGGAGCTCCTCGCCTTCGACGAGATCATCAACTTCGACCTCTCTATTAAGAAGAGTCTCGCTGATGGTAATCCTACCAGTATCCTCGGATACAACTTCCGCATGAGCGAACGCATCCCTATCGTAGGTGATGAGCGCCGTATCCGCGTCTCCTTGCCATCGGCACAGAAGCTCACAATCGGCCAAGAGCTGGTTGGCGACATCTGGCGCCTGTCTGGTAAGAAGAAAGCTCCTTACATCTACTACAAGCAGACTATCGGCTCTTCCCGCATGTGGGGTGAAGTTGCTGGTGAGATCCGCTGCACAGAGGCGTAAGTCAACATTAACCCAATACTATAAAATATTATGGCTAGTATCGTTTACTCCGAAGTCTCTACCGAACTCGCACAAGTGCGTGGTCAGGGACATAATCCGCTGAGCCCCATCGACGATGGTGCTCGCGTGCGCATCAAGCGCTTTGCTTACACCGCCACTGGTGTTGTGAGTATCGCCTCCGTTATCGAAGCTGTTGAGCTCCCTTCGGGTGCTGTGGTTGTTGAGACTGTTCTCAGTTCAGCGAGCCTAAGCAACTCCGCAGAGGTCGAAATCGGCTACGCTACCAAATCGGCACCTACCGACGACAACTCGGACGCCTTGCTCGCTGCTACAGCAGTGGCAGCGCTCTCCGCAGCTGGCGAACGTGGCGTTGAAGTTGGCGAAGGCATCCAGACTGTGATTATCACTACTTCGGTAGGGGCACTTGCAGCTGCCGACACTCTTACAGGATTCATCCTGTACGTGGTTAACACCTAACCGAACACCGAGGGCCCGTCTTGGCATGGGCGGGCCCTCACCCTTTTTATGGCAACAGAGCTTGAGATCGCAAACGCCGCCATCGCTGAAGTTGGCGGGCATGAGACAATCACTGACCTCGACGAATCGTCGGCTGAGGCAAAGGTGGTTAAGCCTGCGCTCGCTCGCGCCATTTTATACATCGCTGCGAAATGGGATTGGCCCGTCGCACGTAAACGTGAGCTCCAAGTAGCTGACGTCACTTTCACTGGGGATTCCCGCTACGGGTTCCGATTCACCAGTAAGCGCAATGGAACATGGCGCTACGAAACAGAGGATGGTTCCATTCTCACTGATTTTGAACTCTCGAACGGCTACGTGTACACGAACGTCGAGAACACATATTTCCGCTACACTGATGTGGACACAGCGGACGTCACGGTATGGCCCGAGGTTCTTACACGGGTCCTTGAGTACTATCTCGCCTCGCGCATCTCTGTCCCATTGTCCGCAGGGGTAGATACCCGCGACAAGATGGACCGCCTGTATCGCCAAGAGCTGAAAGACGCCAAGTCACAATTTTCAAGGCAGGGACCGCCACAGACCTACATGAGCGACGCCCAGTCACAATTCATAGAAGCTCATCAAGGTAATGGCATCATATAATCCGATAACCACAGATTTTACAGGGGGCCTTATGGGCCCTTATATGCGCGGACGCCTCGATGTTGATAAGTTCAACAAAGGGCTACAGCGCATGGAGAACTTCATCCCCTCCATCCAAGGTCCTGCGAAG